TGAGAATAGAACTAGAAGAGTTTAAAAGGAATAAAGATGATGAATGAGGAAAACATTGTTGATGTTATAGGAGGTCGAATCCCTTTAAAGAAAGTTGGTGATGATTATATATCTTGTTGTCCTTTTCATAAAGAGAAGACTCCTTCATTCTGTGTAAGTGAAGAGAAACAGTTCTATTTCTGTGTAGGATGTGGCGTTCATGGTGATTCAGAAACATTTAAGAGAGAATTTGATCCTATTGATACAGGCCAGCCAAAAGATTGGAAAGAATTTGTTAGGTCATTCAAACTTGAAGGAATAGAAAAGCTGATATTGCAGCACTGCAGTATATATTCATGGGACTTTCCAAATATCACCCTATCTCTTGAAGCCTCTCAACAACCGTTTATAAGCTCGGAAAGAATTGAAAGTCTAAGGATTAAATTTAGTCAACATTATAATAGAAGTGTTTTTCTATCAATTCTCGTAAGCACCGACGGATGTGAAAAGCATGAGCCATCTATACAGCATACTTTCAAGATAGATATATCCAAGATGGATGCTAGGTGGGTGTTGGAGCAGGATATAGAAGGTTTCTCTCCTAGAGCAATCCAGGAATTAAGAGAACGGGCATTCCAAGAAGATGGACAAGTCATCGAGTCTCTAAATGAAAAAATTGAAGAACTTGAAGCTTACATATTTCATTTGGAAAAAAGACTTTCTGGAATGTTCATACATAAACAATAAGGAAGGAAAATATGGAAGTGGAAAAAGACATCACATTAGAGCATATGCGCATACCTCCCCACTCCATAGAAGCAGAGCAGGCAGTATTAGGTGGTTTAATGCTTTGTAACCAGGAAGAATCTTTAGGTCTTGACTCTATAGAGCGACTAAGGCCCGCTGTTTTCTATCGCCTGGAACACCAGGTAATTTATCGGGCAATGATGCAGCTTGTAAAAAAGGGCCAACCGATTGACATAATCACCGTGTCTAATCATCTAAATGACATGAAGCAGCTTTATGATATGGGTGGATTGGATTATCTAGGGGAGCTCGCTCAAAACACTCCAAGTGCTGCGAATATTGGTGCCTATGCTGATGTTATATGGGAGATGTGTCTTCGAAGAGCGGTAATAAATGCTGGCACAAACATGATAGAGTCCGCATTCAACATCAAAGGTAGAACAGCGGCCGAGGTCCTAGATGTTGCAGAGCAAAAGATATTCAACATATCGCAACATAGTAATAAGGTTGTTGGACCAGAGGACATTCAAGCTATCTCTGCACGTACTATTACGCAGATAGAAACCAGAATGAAGAACCAGGGTAAGGTTACAGGTGTTGAAACAGGATTCACAGATTTTGACAAGATGACTACAGGCCTTAATCCAGGTGAACTTGTTATCATTGCCGGAAGACCTTCAATGGGTAAAACTTCCTTTGCTATGAACATTGCAGAATTTGCATCTATAAAGAGCGGGAAGACAGTTCTTGTTTTTAGTATGGAAATGTCAGGAGAAGATTTAGCTGCCAGAATGTTCTCATCTATTGGCCGTATTGATCAAAACAAATTACGTACTGGAAATATGGGAGACCCTGATTTGGTACGCCTTTCCATGGCTATTGAAACTATGAGCAAGGCAAAGCTTCATATTGATTCATCTGCTTCACTTTCTCCAATGGAGCTAAGGGCTCGTTCTCGTCGTATCGCAAAAGAATGTGATATTGGTCTAATTGTTGTAGATTACTTGGGACTGATGCATGTCCCAGGACATAATAAAGGCAGGACTGAGGAAATATCAGAGATATCTCGCTCATTGAAATCCTTAGCTAAGGAGCTTAAAGTTCCAGTGATTGCACTATCTCAGCTAAATAGAAGCCTAGAAGTTCGCCCTAATAAGCGTCCTATCATGTCAGACCTAAGAGATTCAGGAGCTATTGAGCAAGATGCAGACTTAATTGCTTTTGTTTATAGGGATGAAATCTATAATGAAGATAGCCCAGATAAGGGGACAGCAGAAATCATAATAGGAAAGCATCGTAATGGTCCAACCGGAACTATTAGATTAACATTTGTAGGCCATCACACAAGATTTGATAACTTAGTTATGGGGCAAGAAAGAATATGACAGTAGAAGAAGTTAATGCGATTTATGTGTCTGAAGCGATATATAGAACAGAAAGTTTAAAATGCCAAATTCAGTTGGTAAATGCTTTAAATGCGATTTGGGATAAATTAGATGAAATTAGTGAAAACATCCCAGAGCCAGGACGTTGAGTGTAAAAAACATAGAGCCGAGCTTCAGGGAAGTCTCTTGGAGTTTTGCAAAGTCTTCTACCCTCTTCTAACTGGCAGGGAATTTATTATATCTCAGCCCATTGGCCGGGAATCGCATGCAATTACAATCTCTCGAGCACTCACTCGAGCAGCACGGTTACATATACCATCCATGCGACTCATAATAAATGTACCACCTGGACATGGTAAGTCGACCTTTCTATGCATGTGGGTGGCTTGGACGTTGTCTAAATATCCCGATTCTCGTTATCTCTATATTTCTTATTCCAAATCCCTCGCAGCTAAACATACAGAAACTATTAAACGCATTATTGGTCTTAGGCATTACAAGTATTTATTTGATGTATCTATCCGTTGGGATAGTAAAGCAAAAGAGTTTTTTCAGACAACTGCTGGTGGAAGCATCGCTGCTTTCGGTTCAGCTGGGGCTATTGTGGGTCAGGATGGCGGGCTACCTGGGTTAGATAGATTCTCAGGCGCTGTCATTATGGATGATAGCCACAAAATTGATGAGGCCCATTCAAATACAATCCGTGAAGGCGTTATTGAAAATTATCGTGAAACCATTCAGCAACGTGCTCGTGGTGTTATGGTTCCTTATATCTATATAGGCCAAAGAGTTCACGAGGCAGATTTGGCAGCGTATCTTATCAACGGGAACGACGGGTACACGTGGGAACAAGTTATCCTTCAAAGTATTGATCCATGCGGCAACGCCTTATATCCTGAGGCCTTCCCTTTGGAGTCTCTACTTATAAAGCAAGAAAAGGATCCATATGTGTTCGCATCTCAATTTCAGCAGAACCCTATTCCAGCAGGAGGCGGGTTGTTTAAGCCAGATTGGTTTATTACTTTAGATGAAGAACCTGAAATGCTTATTACATTTATTACATGTGATACTGCTGAGACCGACAAGAGCTGGAATGACGCTACGGTATTTTCATTTTGGGGCGTCTATCACATCGTTAACTTTGGTAAAAAATCAGGTGAAATTGGCTTGCACTGGATCGATACCGTTGAACTAAGAGTTGAGCCAAAGGACTTAAAAGATTCATTCATCGATTTCTATACTGAATGTACCAGACACCGGATGCCTCCACTGATGGCAGCTATAGAGAAGAAATCCACAGGTGTAACTCTTGTTAGTATTCTTAAGGAACTTAGGGGCGTAACAATACGTGAGATTGAACGGACACGGGCAAGTGGGAGCAAGACTCAACGATTCCTTGAGATCCAGCCATACGTAGCTTCAAAGCTTATATCCTTTACGAAAGGCGCCAAGCATCAGGATGTGTGCATTAAACATATGACCTCTATAACAGCCAATGATTCTCATAGACATGATGATATAGCCGATACATTTGCAGATGCCATTCGACTGGCACTAATTGATAAGACCGTATATAGTATAGATAAGAAAGATAACACAAGAAGTGATATCTTAAGTAAGTTGAATAGGACATTCAGCGATCGCCTAACTGCAGGGAATGCAAAAAACTATGGAAGTGGCAAAGAAATATTCTGACAGGATTGTCGAACTAAAGAAAACTGTAGAGGAAGCTCAAGAGTACTTTAGAGAAAACGTCAATCGATTCAACGAGTTTATGAAGTTCGTCTTCAAATCGTCAATGAATCAACAAGAAGTGGCCGCCCTACTTACAACGGGCCGTCCAACAATCGAATTCAATATACTAGAAGCGTATATATCCCGTCTTAGAGGTGAATTTGCAAAACAGCAACCCTCAATCAATGTTCGCGCCGCAGATGGTGTTCCCTTATCTTCTTTAACTCCAGAGTTTACAGAAACCCTAAAAGTTTTAGAGGGCCATCTTGGCGCAATCTTCTCAGAATCGTCTAATGACATGCTTGCTTATAACCTAATGACAGACCAACTTGCGGGTGGGTTCTCAGTGGTTAAGGTTATGACTGATTATGTTAATGAAATGTCGTTCGAGCAGAAGATATGTGTTACTCGGGTATTTGACCCTACTCTGTGTTTTTTCGACCCACTAGCCAGGGAAAGTCATAAGGGAGATGGTCGCTATTGTGGTGAACTATCTCCAATGACTCGTGAAGCGTTCGAGGAGCAGTACGGCAAGGAAGCCACCAGCAAGATGACATTCACGCGTTCTCTTGCTGGGTTTAGTTGGTCTTTTAAAAACGAATCCGAAGATATTATTCTTGTGTGTGATTTGTATGAAAAGAAATGCAAACGTGAAAAAATCATGAAGCTTTCAAATGGTCATACAGTTACTGAGAAAACATATAAAAAATTCATGGAACTATGGGAACAAGAATCTCATATAGAGCAACCTCCTGTTCCAGTCGGCGAACCCAGAATGACAACACTTGAAACTATATGCAGATATCGCTTCTGCGAGAGTAAAGTGCTAGAATATGTCGAAACAGATTTTAAACACTTGCCTCTCGTTTTCGTAGACGGCAATAGCGTTACGATAAGTGAGTCAGGTTCATCAGGGCAGATGACTAGACCATATGTCTACCATGCGAAAGGAATCCAGAAGCTTAAAAACTACGCTGGCCAATCGCTCGCTAATGAGCTCGAAAATACTATTCAACATAAGTTCATCGTTGCCATCGAATCAATCCCAGAAGACTATCAAACTGCATATCAAAATGTGCAAAAGGCCGATACTCTTATCTATAATCACTTTCTTGATAGTCGCAGTCCAGACGTACAACTCCCTCCCCCTCGTGAGGTTAACCGTACTCCAATACCCCCCGAAATTAGTCAAACGTTTAGAATGTCGGACGAGATAACTCAAGTTATTTTAGGTTCATATGATGGGGCAGCAGGACAAAATCAGAATACGATGAGTGGTATAGCTTTTGCTAGGTCAGCGCTTCAAAGTAATAATGCCTCAATGCCTTATGTAGTCGGCTATATTAAAGCGCTCAATCGAGTTGCCCAGATTGTTCTTGACTTGATTCCTAAGTATTACCGGACACCTAGAAGCCTTCCTATTATGCAGCCAGATGGGAAACGTTCTCATATGGAGATAAACAAGAAAGGCTCAATCTATATGAATTATGACCCTAACTCTCTTGAGGTTAAGGTTGAGACAGGCGTCAACTTCGCAATGCAAAAAGAAATAGCTTTAAACACTATAACCAGCTTAATGCAGGCAAGCCCTATCTTTGGTCAATTTATGAATGAGCATGGCCTACAGATTCTTCTCGATAACATTGAAATTAGAGGAATAGAGGGGCTTAAGGAAAAAGCTTCAGAGTTTGAGAAGGAACTGGCTCAGCAAAGACAGCAGGCACAACAAGGACAACAGCAACAACAGCAGGCTCAAATGCAGCAGATGCAACAACAATCGCAAGTTGAACAACAACGTGTCCAGATTGAAATGGCACAAGCGAAACGTTCACTTCAATCTCCAAGCATTGAACAGCTAGGGCTTATGTCTATCCAAGAGAAAGCAAAACTCGATGCAGCTAACTTGGCACTTAAGGAACGTGACTCTGAGACTAAGTTTATTGAGACGATGGCTAAGATTGAAATGCAAGGTCTAGAGATAGAGCAAAAAGGTGCCCAACAGGATGCTGAGACGGCAAGAGAATTAGTTCGTGATATTACCACCATGGCAGATACATTTGAACGCCATGAGGTTAAAAATAGCAAGGAATCGGATTAATGAAAGAGGAATTCTATAAGTGTATTGACCAACTTCTTAAGGTTAAAGAGAAAAGGTGGTCCGTTAATCCAAGAACAAAAAAGAAAATGTCGTCTAAATCTAAGAAAAAGGTGGGTATAAAATGAAAGGCAAGAAAAATTTTATTAAGGATGCAATCAAGAAACCTGGCGCACTTAGGGCTGCCCTCCATGTGAAAAAGGGTGAAAAAATCCCTGAAGCGAAACTTGAAAAGGCAGAAAACAGCAAATCGCCATTAATGCGAAAGCGTTCAAACCTAGCCGAAACTTTAAAACATATGAAAAGGAAATAGCCATGCCATTAATCAAAGGCCCGAGAGCAGCGACTAAAAAAGGGATAGCTAGAAATATAAAGGTTGAGTCATTAAGCAAGCCTAAGAAACAATCAATTGCCATAGCCCTCTCATTAGCTGGAAAGTCTAAAAGGAAAAAGCCAAGTTAATGGTTTTTTTTGCGAGAGGCTTGGTTTTTACCCCCCCCTACTC